AATATTCACAGGTTTTAGAAAAGAGGCAAAGAATAAGAGAGTGGAACGAAAGAATAAAACAAGCAATAAAAGAGGCTAAAACTTTAGAAGAGCTTGAGAGGATAAAAATTGAGTTTGAGGGATAAGTTATTAAAAATTTGGAATTCAAAAAGGAGAAAATAAAATGCCTAAACCAAGAAAAAGAAAAGGAGAAAGTATAGAAAGTTATCGTAGTAGACTAATTGCTCATTATATTAGAGAAGGATATCCAAAAAAACAAGCAATAGCTATAGCATATTCTTTAACAACAGGAAAATCAGGAAAAAAAAGAAAAAAAAGAAGGAATAAGAAATGAGTGAAGTTATAGCTTCTTTATTGCTTGCTAATTTTATAGCTTTAATTTTTAAGATAGTATGGGACTGGCTTAAAATAAGAAAAGAGAATAATGCTGTAGATGATTGTTTAAAAAAATACAATGTATGTTCAGCAAAATTTGACTTGCATTGGAAAGAAATTCAAAATTTATATGATAGATTAGAAAAAATTCAACATAGATTGGAAGAAAAAATAAATACTTTGTCTATAAAGTTAGAGGAAAAATTTAATTATTTAGTAAGACTATTAATGAAAAAGGAGGAGTAGATATGCTAATAGGAACAATAATAGGCTTGGTTTCAAGCTTTATTCCTGAGTTAATTAAAATATATCGTGAAAAATTAGAGCATAAGCAAGAATTAGAAAGATTAGAGTTTGAATTAAAACATCAAAAAGAATTAGCTCAAATAAGAATAGAAGAAGCAAAAGCTTTGGCTCAAATAGAATTAGATAAAGCAGTTTATCAATACACAGGAACTACACCAATAACACTAACAGGCTCTAAATTTATCGATATAATACAAGTTTTGATGAATGCTTATAATCAATCTGTAAGACCTACTATTACTTATTTAATTATTACAATGTGGCTTATTTTAAAATATGCTATGTGGCAGAAGGCAGGAGGAACTTTAGAAGCAATTCCTCAAATTTGGGGACAATATGAAACTGATTTTATAGCAACTATCATTACTTTTTGGTTTGGTGGAAGATTAATGCAAAGAACTTTTGGGAGAGTTTAAAAATGACTGAAAGATGTGTTGAGCTTGTTAAAAAGTTTGAAGGTTTTTCAGATTATCCTTATAGATGTCCAGCTGGTTATTTAACAATCGGATATGGAAAAGTAATTTATCCTAAAATGAAAATAGAAATACCTTTGTCAAAAGAAAAAGCAGAAGAATTGTTAATAGAAGATCTATTAAAAATCGAAAAAATAATAAGTCCATTAATTCAAGTAAAAATTCATCCATATATGATGGATGCTTTAATTAGCTTCAGTTATAATGTTGGTTGTTATGCTTTTAAAGTTTCAACTTTGAGAAAAAAAATTAATAAAAAAGAATTTTTAGATGCAAGCAATGAGTTTTTAAAATGGGTTTATGCAGGAGGTAAAAAATTAAAAGGATTAGAAAGAAGAAGACAAGCTGAAAGAGCTCTTTTTTTAGAAGGAGTAAAATTGTTGTTTAAATATTGACAAATTAATTTTTTTGTGTTATAATAATTATTGAAAATGATACTAAAGAGAGGCTGCTGAAATTTTTACTATTAAACGAGAAAATATTAAAAAATTAAAAAAAGACTAAAGAAAGGAGGAGGGGACCATGGCAAGAAGGAAAAGAAAGAAAACAAGAAAAGCTGGAAGAAAAGCTGGAAGAAGGAAAAAAAGAACAACAGCTTAAAAAAATTTAAAAAAAATTAAAAGATCAATTTCAGCAGCCTCTCTTGAAGGAGGTTAAGGAATGCCAGATCCTAAAGAAGAAATTTTAAGTATTTTAGGATTAGAAAGGGGGATACCAGCAGGATTAGAGGCAGGACCTATTTCTCCTGATGTTATGAGGGCACAGATGACAGGACCTGTTCCTGAAGGAATTGATACTTTAAAGGAAGGTATGTTAGCTTTTATTTATGTATTAGCCCAAACTATTGCTACAACTCCTCCTTTTGATGAATTAAATGAAGTTGCTTTAGATATTATGAAAAGAATAGGGAAAACTATAGATATTAATGAAGCTTTACTTAAGGCACAAACTATAATAGCAGGAATGCCTGGTGTAGGACCAACACCAACAGCCATAGCAACAGGAATGGCACCAACACCAACTCCAACTCCAACTCCAACGCCAACGCCAACACCAACGTCTGAAGCTTCTATACCTCCTGGTGAACCATCTTTGGAAGGTATAGAAGTATAATGAAAACAAAGGAGGTGAAATAAAATGGCAAGAAAAGCTAAGAAAAATGTTTTTACTCCTGAAAAATATTCAGGAATTATAACGGGAAAGAGCGCTCCTCTTTCTGGAGGGCAAATAGCTGGTATTGATGAGCCTAAATATGAAAATTTTATTCCTCCTAAGAAAAAGAAAAAAGGAGGGAAATAAGGTATGTCTGAAAGGGATCTTGATAGGTTTGAAGTTGAAGCAATTAAAAGGTTAATTGAAGAAATTCAATATGATGATGAATTAAGAGAAAGATTTAATAAAATTTTAGCCGACACTGAATATTTTATTCCTGAACCTAAAGAGAAAAAAGTAGAAAAAAAATTAGAAGAAAAGATGAAAAAATATGATGAAGAAAAAGAAGAAATGAAAATAAAACTTCAAGCTTTAGAGAATGAGAAAAAATTGCAAAGGGCTTATGAAATTATGGATAAATATGGGATACCGAGAAGTAAAATAGTAGAAGTAGAACAATTTGCAAAAGAAAAAGGAATTACAAAATGGGAAACAGCTTGCAAATTATATGCTAAAGAGCAAGAAGAACTGCAATCTATGATCGTGAATAAACCTCCTATAGAAAGAGAAAAGGATTTGATAAGCAGGTATTCTGGTGCTGAAGGGAAAACTAAATTAAAAGAAGACTTGCTGCAAATTTATAAAAACATGATAATATAAAGAATAAAAAAGGAGGTGTAAAAAATGCCAATAACACCTTATGTAACTGATATTGGTGGTGGGTTTAGAGATACCGCCACATTAACAAGATGGCTAAATGTTACACGAAGAAACATTTTAATGTATGCTTTAGCCCAAAACTTACCTAAAGTCTCAGCATTGATGAAACTTCTTTTAGAAAAACAAGATAGCCAACCTTTTCAACATGATTTTGTGATCTTTCCTGTATATGGAGGACCTGACACCACTAACCAACAGAATATGCAACCAAGATATATAAATTTCACAACTGGTGCTTTTACTACACAAGATTATTTTGTGGATGTTTTGTATGCAAAATTTACACCTTCTGGATTATATCAAACTTTCACTATTAATATGTTTGAAGGACTTGTCATGCAAAGTCCTAATAACATTATTGATACAGTTCAATTAAAAATTGAAGAAGCAGTTAGACAACTGTTTTTAGGGCTACAAACTGATCTTATGGGAACAAGAGGAACTAATGATCAAAAATTTTATGGTTTAAAAGATGTTGTAGATAACGGATTAAATCAACCTGAATTTGGAGGATTAAGTAGAACTACTTATCCATGGTGGAATTCTCCTGTTTATAATTTTAACGATTTAAGAGCAGGAGACACAAATCTACCTATTTATGCAGTAATAAATAGAGGAATAAACAAATATTGGGCTGAATATGGAAATATTTATGGTGTTCCAAGAGTTGCTTTTACTGATCCAAATACTTTCTCTAAAATAGCTGAAAGCTTTGTTTCTATAGAAAGATATATAGTAGGAGAAACAAGGAGTATAGCTGATATAAGAGAATATAACGTCAGAGGTCTTGATATTGGAGGGGTAGCAATCTTTCCTGATCCTTATTTGCAAAACTATAGCTCTGGTGGTAATTATTATGGAGATATTTACTTTTTAAATTTTGATCATTTATATTTTACTGGAGCTTCTCCTATTGAATATTATGTGCATGAATGGTGGAGTGAAGTAACTCAAGGTAGGCTTGCTTTTAGCAGTTTATGCTTAATTACAGGACAATTTTATACCGATAGACCAAGAGCCCATTTTATAATTAAAAATGTTCCTTCTTTTAGTGCATAAATAAAATAAGCGGGGTAAACCCCCGATTTTATTTAAGGAGGACAATATGCCTGTTTTATACAACCACACAAATGAAGTTATAAGAATAAAATTAGCTTGGGAAGAAAGTTGGATTGAAATTCCTCCTGAAGCTGAAGTGCAAATTGGTGATTTTTACGCTGCTTTATTTTTTGGATGGGGTTTAGAACATGAAGCTCAGCTTAAAGAATGTTGGAATAGATTAAGGATTTTAGGAAATGAAATTAGTTATGAAGATTTTTTAAAAATACATGACACTTTGACCTCAGAAAAAGTAATAAAGACAGGCAAAAAAAGGGAAATACAGTAAAAAAAGAACAAAAATAAAATGAAATGGCAGTTACAGCACAAAATTATTTTCAATATGCTTTTGATAGATATCCAATTGCTTGGGATGAAGGACCTTTTCTTTATAGAACTTTAAATTATGCAAGAAATAAAGTTGCTCTTGATCTTGATTTAACCACGAGAGAAGAATTTAGTTTAGAAAATAATCCTAATTCTTTAACTCTTTCAAAAAACTTTTTAGCAGTCAGAAAAGTTTATTTAGTTAACAATAATTTTCAAATTCTTTTAAAAAGAAAGCCCAATCTTTTTCAGCCTTTTAAATACGCTTTAAAACCTTTAAATTATGTTTTAAAGGCTCCTAATAAGATTTATCTATTGCCTCAGGATTATAAAGCTGATGAAAATGATAAGATAGTAATAGATTATGTTCCAATTCTTGATCCAATGCAAAGATTATCTGATGAAGAAACTTACATTCCTGAGACTGCTCTTGATTTAGTAGTTTTGCAAATTTGTTTAAGATTAGCTGAAAATGACTTGCAATATGCTATGAAAGGATATTTTGAAGCTGAATATAAGTTAAGACTTGCAACTTTACAAAGAGGTGCTTTTTAATGCCTAAAAAAGGAAAAGTAACAAGTTATCAAGTAGATAAAACTTATGAAGGATTAGGAGATTTAGTTTATATAGAAGCTCCTTTAATGGGACTTGCTACTAATTTAGATGATGCTAAAAGAGAGCCTACTCATGCTTTAGAAATATTTGCTTTACCTGATTTGAAATATGGCTGGACTAATATTCAAAAAAGTGTTAATACAAATTTAGCTACTATTAATCATTTTATTTATCAATCACCAATAACAAGAATAGTTGGGCATTCAGGTAATACGATTAAATTGATAGATTTAGAAAGTGAAAACGTTTTATATTCTTATACTTTTTCTGTAGAAGCTCCTTTAATTTCTGCTTTAATAAATGATATTAGTTTTGCTTGTATAACTAATGCTTCTTCTAATGCTTTAAAAATTTTCTTTTGGACCATAAATCAAATAAGACAATATAATCAAAAAGGAAATTGTTTAGCTTTTTTTAAAGGAAGACTTTTTATAGGGAATGGTAAAACTTTAATTTTTTCAGGTCCTGCTATTGTTGATCCTACTTTTCAAGGTAATCCTTTTGATAGTGCTAATGGGGGAGGATATATTTTACTTCATTATCCGCAAGTTACACAGATTAAATATTTAATTCCTTATGAAGATATGTTGTATATTTTTACTGACGGAGGGCTATATGTTTTGACAGTTTCTTTAGCAAGCAACGCTCCTTCTACTTTTTATGTTATTGAAGCTGGTATAAATTTTAATTTTACTAATAGCAAAATATTTCTTTTAGGAGATCAATTGATAGTTTTAACTGAAAATGGTCTTTATTTTTTGAGGGGATTAAGACTTGAAAGATTTGATTGGGTAGTGGCAGACCAAATGTCAAATTTAGATTTTACAAACGCAGGAGTTGGTTATTATCAAGGACAAAAATTTGTTTTTATTCCTTATCACAATCGAGAAATAAGTTTAGCTTATAGTTTTGAATATACACAGTTTTTTTTATTACCTTTTAAAATTAAAAACACTTTATTTACCTCTTCAGGGAAGACTTTAGACTTTAAAGAACCTAATTATATTCAGAAACTTTTTGCTTCAAGTGAGTATTATCCTTTTGAATATCTTTCTATTTTACATGATTTAGGACAGCAAAGATTTAAATATATAAGAGAATTTCAAATAATTGGAAAAGGGAATTTGAATGTTGATTTAATTTACGACAGATATGCTTTATATCAAACTCCATATTATGTAGCTTTAGGACCTGATTTATTAATTTATAGAAGCAGTATTGGTAGAAAAGGTTATAAAATAGGATTTAGAATTTATTCTGATCCAAATGAAAGAGATTTTGCCTTTGTTAGTAGGATTACAGCTAAAATACATCTTTTAGGGCATGTTAATTATTTTTATTATACGGGATAACGATGATACAAGTAAAATATAGCAAAGAGTATTATGAGAAATTATTTGATTGGCTTTACGATATAGATAAAGATCATATGGATTTTATTGATGCTTTAAAAGATTTATATAAAGCTTATACAGGGCAAGATGTTGACTTTTATTTACCTTTAATAGCAAAACTAATACCAGATGAACCTGATTGGGAGCAGATTATGCTTTGGAATTATAGAATACATTTAAGTATTTATCAAATAATGGAGCAATTAGGAAGTTCTTTAAGTCCTCCTATAGTTGTTATACCTAAAATTTTGAAAGCTTCAAGTGAAGAAGATGCAATTACTAAAGAATATTTTATGCATAGAGATATAGAGCAATTTATTTTAAGTTTAGGAGGAGGATAAAATGTTTGGATTAGGTAGAAAAAAGAAAAAAAAGAAAAAAGCACAAAGAGCAGCTGAAGCATCCGCGTCTGCAGCAGCTTTAACTGAATTTATATCTGGATTAGAAAAAAAACAACCAGCTATTGAGAAAGATATTTTAGTGAAAAAACTTTTAGGGTTTGTTTTACCGAAAGAAGAAGCTAAAATACGAAAAGAAATAACTCCGACTTATGAAGAAGCTGAAAGAAAAGGTGTAGCATTAGTAAGTGTAACACCTGGAACTGTTCCTGAGGCTTGGAAGTCTTTTTTTGCTAAAAAAAGAGAAGAAGAAGTTTCAGGTAGATTAAAAGAATTAACTCCTAAATATGTAGAGAATTTAAGTCAATTTTTAGGAGAGCTTTATAAACCAGAAGTAGCTGTAACAACTGGATTAGCTTTAACAGCACCTCAATGGTTAGGAAGAGAATGGTATACAGAAAGACCTCGAATTGAAAGTATGTTTGCTCAAGCTAAAGAGCAATATAATAAAATGCTTGAAGCAACAGCAAATTATTTAAAAGAATTAGGAATAGAAGAAATTACAGCTGAGCAATTATTGAGAACTATATGGAATGTTTAAGAACTTTAGTAAAAGCTTGTGTTTTGCTTGATTGGTTTTATATAGATGATGATATGTTTTTAATTTGGATTTATACACCAAAAAATATGGACCAACCTAAAACAGCAGAAGAATTTTTAAAAGCTATTGACCAAGACAAAGAAGAAGTTTGGTTAATGAAAATTTATGGGAAACCTAAAAAAGAAGTTTTTAAAGCTTTATCGGATAAATTTAAAAAAGAAAATATAAAAGTGGTAAAATGGATAAATACTAAAATGGAGGTAAAACAATGGGTTTTGTAAAAGATTTAGGTCGAATATTTACAGGAGTTTTATCTCCTATAGGTAGCATTTTAAGCGTAGTAACTGGAATAGCAACAGCTTTACAAGCTTTTAAACCTCCTAAAATTCCTAAATTTGAGGTTCCAAAAGAAATTTTTACAAGATTAGAGCAAAGAATAGCAGCGATTACTCCTATATCTGAAGAAGGGAGAAGAATAGCAACTGAGGCTTTAGCTAAATTTAGAGAAGGAATACTTGATCCAAGATATAAAGCTAAGCTTGATTTAGCTTATCAACAAAAAAGAGCTCAAGCTCAAGCTTTACTTGCAGCAAGAGGATTGACTGGATCTTCTATAGAACAAGAGGTTATTAATGAAATTGACAGGTGGTATCAGCAAAATTATTATACTTTACTAAATCAACAATTACAGGATGCATTAACTTTGGCTGGATTAGGAAAAGAAGATATTAATGCTTTATTAAGTGAAATACAAGCTTATTCAAGTGCTTTTCAAGCTCAAGCAACGGGATTAGCAGCGGGAGCAATGATTGAAGCAGGAAGAATGATAGGATTAGGAAAAGGTTTAGAAAATTTAAGAGCAGGAATAGAAGGAATAACCAAATCATCTAAAGTTGAAACACCTAAAGTTGAGACACCTAAAGTTGAAACTAAAGATGTTGTGAAGCCTCCTGAGTTAGATTTTTCAGATTTAGGAGGTTAAAAAATGCAAATGCCTAAAAATTTATTGGAGCTTTTAACAATGGAAGTAGAATTTCCTAATTTTCATTTGCTTTCTGGTGCTGAACCTTATATTATTAGAGTTCAAGAAAAACCTAAAGAAGAAAAAGTAATAGTTAAACCTAAAAATGAGTCAGAACAAACAACAGTAAAAAAACCAATTATTCCACAGATGGTTGTGGAAAAAATAAAAAAAGCAAAAAAACCAGCTGAAATTTCAACAACAAAAGAAGAAGATAAGGCTTTGCCTTTAATACCTTTTAGAGAAAAAGCTATTGATATTAATTCTTTGATTACCAAAAATTTTTCATTGAATTCATCTGTATTGAGTGTAGATGAGGATTTAGTAAACATATTAAAGCTTTTGGAAACAAAAGGACCTGTAGAAGCCTCAATTTATTTAGCTCAGTTAACTAAAAAAGATCAAGAAGAGCTTTTAAAAGAAGTAAAAAAAGAAAGAGAAGCGATAATAACAGATATACAAAATAAATTAAAACAAATTAGCGAAATACAGAAAAAAGAATTGGATAAGTTTAGAGAAGAAATGACGAATTATATCAACAGTTTAAATAGTATTTTTCAAAATTTAATGGCTAAGGAGCCTAAATTAGATCCTGATGAGAAGACCACATGGGCAAGGAATTTAGCGATGGGATTAATGGCTATTTCAAGTTTCTTTCATCCTTCACATTCTATGTATTTTTTAGCAGCTATACCTAAGGTAGTTGAATATTGGAAAAATGAAGATTTAGAGAATTTTAAAATGGCAATGGAAAGATTTAAAGCAGCAGCTGAAATAGCTAATATGAGAATACAACATTTATCTAATGTTTTAGGACATACTTTAACTTTATTGCAAAAAACAACTGAAGTAGAAACTTTTCCACTTTTACAAGAACTTGATTTATTAAAACGCAGATTAGACGGTATTGTTAAAAATGAAGCTGAACTTTATAAAGAAGGAAGAAGAGCTATAAGGGAAGCTCAGAAACAAATAATTAAGTCTTATGAAGAAGAAAGAAAAGCAAAAAGAGAAGAAGAAAAAATGAAATTGGAAAGAGAAAAATTTGAATTTGATAAACTTATTGAGTCACTAAGATTAAAATTAAGAGCAGCTGGCAAAAAGGCTTCAGAAACAGATTTGAAAGATATTATGAAAGCTCAAAAAGAAGGAGAAAAATATGCAGAAAGTTTAATAAAAGATTTAGAAAAACAAATGGGGATTTATCCTAAAGAAACATTAGGAGCTCATTTAGCAGAAGTTTTAGTTTCAAGTTTTAATCAAGTTTTAAGTAAAAATCCTGAGGCGGGATCTGCTTTTGTTAGGGGTGTATTGAATAAACTTATGCTTCATAGAGATAATGAATATGTAGACCAAATTTTAAGGGAAATAAATAAATATCCTGGATTTAAAGGATATATTCCTGAACCTCCTCCTGCCTTTTTAGAAAAGAAAAAAAGAAAATGGTGGCCCTTTTAAGTAGCAATGGCTGAACTTTTTATTGAAAGAGAAAAAGCATTAAAAGAAAAAGCATTTCCTTTTGTAGAAAAAGAGAAAAAGATAAAATTGTTAAAAGAAGAGCCAAGAATACCTGAATATGAGAAACCTTTATCTGAAATAAGTCAAACAGAAAAGATTAAACCACAGGAAGCAAAACATTTTTGGAGAGAAGTAGCAGCTGATCTTGTTTTTGGATTAGCTTCTTTAGCAATACCGGGTGGAGTTTTAACTTTACCTTTAAGAGCGACAAGAATTCCTAAATACATTTCTGTTGTCAAAGATACTTTGTCTTTTTTAGATGGGACTAAAGCTGGGAAAGTTTTAAAAGTAATAGCAGATGAAGTTAAGATTAATACCAAAATGGCAGCTGGTGTTGTAGCAGGAAGATCTATTTTAGGGGATGCTTTAGAATTGCAAAAAAGAGATCCTGTTGAATTTTGGTATTCTACAGTTGTTGGGGGTCTTGGTATAAGAGGTGCTATTGAAGGAATAAAAGCAGGAATAAAAGCTACAAAACCTATTCTTTCGACAGCTATTAAAATGTCAAGAAAGTCTCAAAAGATGGATAGTTTTTTAGAAAAGGCATCAGACACTATTATAAAAAAGGCAACTGGATTTTCTCCTGGCACTATAAAAACTATAACATCTTTAGGAAGCTATGGGACAGGAACGATTAGTCATTTATATTATGAGTATTTGGATGATATTTTTAATTCTCCTGAAGTAAGAAAGGATTATGGGAAATTTATTAATTCAATGATAACAAAATTAGCAGGTGAAATTCCTGGTATTCCAGATGAAGTTCTTATAGAGATTAGAAGAAGAGCATTAACTGAGGATTGGTATAATAGCTATTTTTGGACAGCATTTAAAGAAGCAGTTGATATAAATCCTGAAATATCGCCTACTTTAGCATCAAAAATAAAAGAACTTGAAAATTTACCTGAGTTGAAAGCTATTAAAGATGAAGCAAAACAAGCTTTTGTAGAAAATAAAATGATATCGATTAAAAATTTTTTAGTTAATTTAGCAAAAACGATTAATTTTAGACCAGTAAGAATTAGAGTAGCTGAGGGACATCCTTTAAAACCTTTAATTGAAACTATTGGACCGGAAAAAGCTAATATAGAAACAGTTTTAAATGATGTTGATTTTGCTAAAATAAGGACAGCTTTAATTAGATTAGAAGAAAGATTAGCTCCTATTAAGAAAGCAACAGCTGAAGAGTTAGAGCCTTATTATACTGAGTTAAGAAAAATTTTGAACCATATATGGGAAAAACAAGAGGTTTTACCTATAACTTTTATAAAGAAAACAGAGAATTGGTTTACTGGTTCTCTTGAGAAGTTTAAGAGCAATATAAAAAAATTGCAAAAAAAAATAGATGAATTAGAAAATTTGAAAAGTTATTTGAATAATCCGTTTGATAAGAAAGTAGCGAAAAAGAAATTAACTGAAGAACTTCAAGATGTAAAAAATGCTTTTAGACTTATTTTTAATGCTCAGCTTAAAGAAGAAATTAAACTTTTAGAAAAAACGAAAAAATTTCTTTCAATTCTTCTTTCAGAGGAAACTCCTAAAACTGTAAGAATATCAACTCTTAACTATTTATTCAAAGATCTAATAAAAGAACAACCAGTTGGGAAAATATTAAGTGATTTTGGTATAAATGAAACAATTTTAGCGCAACTAAGTAAAAAACTGGTGAAAATACAAGCAAAAGTATTTGTTGAGCCTGCAAAAGGATTAAAAGAGCTGACAGAAATTATAATTCAACATGCTAAAAATGTTAAGCCTATTGAAAGTAAGATGAGAGCAATATTAATGGGACAAACTGATGATTTTTTACGGTATTACAATAATTATGAAAGACCCATAGTAGAAAGATTTTTTGAAATGTGGATACCAAGAGAAGGGATTAAACATTATTTTAAGAAAATAGCAAGGGACGAGCATAATTTGATTGAAATTATAGACCAAGATTTTGTTAGGTTTTTAGATGAGGCACCTGAATGGTTTGCAGCTTATGGATTAACTGCTCTTCTTAAACCAAGAACAATACCCACTTTGAGCAATGCTTTTATTTTTGGTGTAAGAGAACTTTGGTTTAAAGAAAATTTAATAAAAAAGCCTGTTGAAGAAGCTGTTGATTTTATTTTTAACAATTTTAGATTATCTGGAGGAGTAGGGCTTCCTAATTTACTTGCAGCTAAGCTTTTTATTCCTAAGTTTTTAAACGATTTGTATAAAAAGTTTGATGACTTTTTGAAAAATCCTAAAATTTTAAAAGACTTAGACGATTTTAGAGTGCAGAAAAGTAGCTTCAGTTTATTTCATAAAAAATGGGATAAGGTTCCAGTGGAATTATTGGAAGCTTTAACTATTTATAAAGCTCATGAATTAGGTGCTTATTATTGGTTAATGAAAAGCGGTTTTAATGTTTCTTTAAATGTTGGACTTAAACGATTATTTTTATGGTGGGCTATTACTTTCCATGGTGCTGTTTTAACTTTAAGTGCTATAGCTTTAAACTTACCTTTAAGAGACAAAATTAGAGTAGTTATAAGATCATTGATTGATGCTTTTAGAGTTCCTTTTGTAGGGCATAACCATCAAGAAATGACTCATATGCTTAGAGAAATAGCAAGAGCTCAGCATGCTGTAAGGCAAGCAGGATATGAAGTAGTTGATTTAAATTTAAGCGGTTATTTTGAAGGCAGAAGAACATTTGCTGAGTTTATTACTTTAGGAAAATCTGTTTTAGGATCTTTTCTTAAAAGAGGCGATCCATCATCAGTTAATAGAACTTTGGAATTAAGCAAAACTTTACATGATGAATTAAAAAAGGAAGCAAAATTAACAGGGAAAGAAAGTTTAAAGAGATTATTTAGATGGTTTTTTATTGGATTGCCTGATGGTGCTCTTTGGGATGGTTTGTATCGGGGATTGAAAATTAGAACAGCTTATTCAGCAATTAAACTTTGGCGCCAGGGTGTTTTAGATGAAGCAACTCTTGCTAATACTTTTAAATCGATTAATGATGTTTTTGGTGGTTGGCATGGATGGAGACTTATTCATCCTAATCATGCAAGCCTTTATAGATTGTTATTTTTTGCTCCTGACTGGTATATTTCTATTTTTAACAATTTTAGAACATGGGTATCACAAACAAGTCCTTTAGTAAGCAAATTTTATCCAGCTATTTTAAGGATGCGCTGGTGGATAGCTAATTCATTAAATTATGCAGTCTATGGAACAAGTCCTATTGACAAATACGATTTTTCTGATGGAAAACAGATAATAAAGTTTCTTTTACATGATTGGACTAATTTATTTAAAGTTTACATTCCAATAATTGACAAAGCAGGAAGAAAAAGATTTTTAATAATAGACTTATTAGGACCTGAAAAAGAAAGTCTTGAAATGATTGGTCTTCTTGGTGCTTTGCATAGCTTTATAAGAGCAATAGAGCATCCTACTATGGATCTTTCATCAAGAGTTTGGGATTTTTTAGCAGGAACAGGAAAAGAATTTTATCACTATTGGGTAAGAAAATCTTCTTCAATTTTAAGAATTTTTGGTGAATTATATAGATCTACAAGATGGGCAGATCCAGCTGAGAGAATTACTTTTGAAGAAGCTATGCAAAGTATAGGAAGACAGTTTGCTCCTCTTATTTTTCAACAATTTTTACAGACAAGATATCCTTATCGGGTGTCTGAAGATTTTAGAGATGTTTTTGAGCATGTAGGTAAATTGCAGGCTTTTTCTGCTAAAATTTATGTGAAAGAGGATTTGATTGATTATATGTTTGAGAATAGACATTTAGAAAAAGCAAGGCAATATTTTGATCGCTATTTAGATGAATTTGAAAAGGCAGTTGAAGATTACCGAAGATATTTTGGGAAAGAACCAAAAATAACTTTTGAACAATCTTTAACAAGAAGTCTTGGCGAAAGATATTTAAAAGAATATTTTGAAGTTTGGGTAAAAGATAACAAAGACAAAGATTTAAAAAATCTATTGTCAAATGCTCATTATATAGTGAACAAAAAGATGGTGGAAGATATTAAAGAGAGTGTTTTTCCTTATTACATTAAGAGTAGTTTAATTAACTATGTTAAGAAGAATTATGCTGATTATGTGAAAAAGGTTTATAAAAAAGAAAAATTTGTTGAGGCTTTAGAAGAATAAAAAGGAGGTAAACTAAAATGTCAAAGACGTGGAAGGATTTAACTGAGGAATTAAAGGGGGTAGCTGAGATTTTGTTAGAAAAAGCAAAGGAAGCTTTTCAAGAGGGTCAAATAGATATAGCTTTAAAGATGTTATCTGAATTTAGAAAGACGGTCAAAACAGCTGGAGAATTAAATCTAATAGCATCATCTGGGAGTGCTCTTTTAGAAGAAGAAGTAGAAGAAGAGGATATACAAAAAGCTTTAGGTTTAACTGATGAAGGGGATTGGGAAATAGAAGAAATGGAAGAAATAGAAAAAGAAAAAATTGAAGAAGAAGAAGAAGAAGAAGAAGAAAATGAAGAAGAGGAAGAAAATGCAGATGAAGTAGATGAGGGATTAGAAGAGGATGAAGAAGAGATAATTGAGATTGAAACACAGAAAATAAAACAAAAAGTAAGTGAACCTATGATCACTTTAGACGAAATTTTGAAAAATGTTTTAAGAAAAAAAACATAGAGGAGAAAGAATATGAAAAAAGAAAACAACTCTAAAAACGTGAGAAAAAAGTTGAATGATTTATTAGTTAGTTTTCTTTTAGGGGTTTTTGCAAATATTAGGAATTTGCTTTATATTTATTCCACGACTTTATCGGCTTATCTTTTTTATCAAGCTATGCAAAAAGATATAGTTTATTGTTATCCTGTTTTAGGGTTTCTATTCATAAGTTACTTACCTATCTTTTATAGGAAGAACCAATGATAAAGCTTACAACAGAACAAGCCAAAATGATAAAAGAATTGGTTAATTATATTGAAAATTTACATCCTGCTATAAAAAGAAAACTTTGTCAGAAAATGTTGAAAACTTTTGAGAAAATTTTATCAAATTCAGAAATAGAAAGCAAATATGATGCAGATGTATTTACAAGGGCAAAACAATTGATAAGCTGGATGATTTATGAGCATAAAAAAATTGGTTATTTAGCTTTATTATATTTCATAAAATATCACGAAGTTTCTTTAGAGGATTTAAATGATTAAAAAACTTATTGAAAAATTTTGGATTTGGTCGAAATATTTATACATTAATTCAAAAGACTATGGTTTAATTAGATTTTCTCCTCAGCAATGGTGGGGATCACAAAAGTATTTGTTAAAAGAATTGTATAAAGCAGATGATGAGACAAGGACTTTTATAATTTTAAAAGCCCGTCAATTAGGAATTACTTCTTTATGCAATGCTTTAACTCTTTTTTATCATCAAACCATACCTAACAGCAAAGGAGCTATTTTTGTCTCTGATTATTCAGACATTGATTATATACGAAGAACTATATTGCATGATTTTTACGATATGCTTGATGAGAAAATAAGAATAATAATGACGCATAATTCAAGAGAAGGAATAAGATTTGCTAATAATTCTGTAATTCATTTTCTTTACACATCTAAAAGAGTAACAGGGCAAGGAAAAACAGGTAGAGGTAAAGGATATAATTATTTACATGGAACTGAAGTTGCTTATTTCAATTCTTGGGAGGATTTTGATGCTGTGCAAGCAAGCTTGTCAGAAATTCATCCATATAGACTTTATATTTATGAGTCAACAGCCAATGGATATAACGAGTTTTATGATCTTTATGAAACAGCTAAAACTTCTCCTGCTATGAAAGCAATATTCATTGGTTGGTGGACTAAAGAAACTTATAGATTAAACCCTGACAGCAAAATTTATAAACATTTTTCTTATCCTTTATCAAAAGAAGAAAAAGAATGGATAAAAGCTGTAAAAAGTCTTTATAAATATGATATCAGCATGGAGCAAATGGCATGGTGGCGATATCAACTTTATGACAAGTATAGAGGAAATAAAATGTTTGCTTTACAAGAGCTACCTTTCTTTGAGGACCAAGCTTTTCAATTGTCTGGAAATAGGTTTTTTGATAGTGTTTGCATTAAAAGACTTGAAGATCAATTAAGAGAAGAAATCAAAAAAGGATTAATAAAAGAAAGATGTTATAGATTGTTTTATGACAGCAACGAATTTATTTTTCAAGAAGTGCAAGAGGAAAAGTGCAATCTTAAAATTTGGGAATTTCCACAGGCTGGTGCTGTATATGTAATAGGAGCTGACCCTACTATGGCAGCCAATCCCGATAGTGATAATGCGGTTTTGTCTGTTTGGAGATGTGAAGAAGATAAAATTTATCAAGTAGCTGAATTTGTTGATAATCAAATCCCTCCTCAAATTTTTGCAAGATATATTTTATTTTTAGGTGGTCTTTATAATGGAGCATATGTTAATTTAGAAGTCACAGGACCTGGGCAATCTACTTTAAAAGAATTAGATTACTTAAAAGGGCATGCTTGGGTTCCCGAAAAAATCATTTTAGATGAAGAAACAAAAGAATTTTTACAAAGCAACATAAGATACATCAAAGATTATTTGTATTATAGAGCTGATAGTTTTAGAAGATCTTTTTTAAGGCATTGGAAAATGACACCTGACTTGAAGGTTGATTTATTTCAAGTATTTAAAGGAGCTTTGACTGAAAACAGAGTTGTTATAAGATCGAAAGCTTTGTTAAAAGAGATGGCTAAAGTAATAAAGAATGGGTCAGTTATAGAAGCTGAAGGTGATTTTAAAGATGATAGAGTAATAGCAGCAGCTTTGGCTATAGAAACTTATATACGATTTGTTAGAGGAAGGGTGAATATTATTAGAAGTAGTTTTAAGCCTGAGAAAAAGGTTTTAAGACTTGGTAATAATGTAGTCATCAATTTACATTAGCAAATATTTTGTTGATTTTGTCTTTTTAGGTTTTAACAACAATGAAGATTTTTTTTCTTTTTTAACAAATTCTTCTTTGATTTCTTCCCAAGTGATTTTTACATCTCTTAAAATTCCTGTTGTTTTTAGTCTGTCAAAAGCTTTTTTCAAATTTTCTTCGGTATATATAACTTTAGCTTTAGTTACAGCAACACTTCCTGCTAATAAATTTAAGACCAAGAATAGAGGATAATTTAAGACAGCAGGATGAAGCAGTGCGTAAAATATAGCCCACATTCTGGCATAATGTTTAGGCATTCTCATTAAAAAGAAAAAATAGAGCACTCTAACTTCACATAACAAGTCTTTCAGATCAGAAGGAATGCAAAATTTTTTGACAAATTTTTTAGAGAGTTTAATAAAGAAGTCGCTTTCGTATTTTAAGGCTTTTTTTAAATTTTTTAGATCCAGGTAATGTAAATCAAAGGTTTGAGCGATTATTTGCCAAGTATCATCAAAAGATTTTTTATTTTTCAGGCAAGATAAATAGATTAAGGTCATAGTAGTAAAAACAGTTTCATATAGTGCATATAAATATGGAGAAGCTGGCGTTTCTTTTTTTTCTTTCATTGTCTTTTCCTTTTTATGGTCCCCGGGGAAGCAACACCAAAATAGCCACCCTCCCCGGGAAACACTTTCTTTTATAAATAATCAATAGTTATTCTACAACGAGGAGCTTTTATTGCATATTGCTTTTTAATCTCATCTGGAACTTTATATTCAGTTTGATAGTAAAGCTTTTGCTTAATCACATATTTATCAAAAACGTAAAATTTCTCTGTATCTTTTTTCTTTAGCATTTCTTCTTGGACTTCTTTAGGTGGTATGAATGCTTGTTTTATTTTTTCAGTTAATTCTTCATATCTTTTAGCATATTCTTCTAAAGCTTCTCTTTCTCTTAGCATTTCAAGCAATTTTTCATCATCTTGGAAGATAATTTTTTCAGAGCCTTTCATTTCAGTTAAGCAAAGATGCTTATAATCACACTGCAAGCAAACCTTTAATTCTTCAGGATTAGTCTTCCAAAGAGGCTCAGGGTAAGTTTTTTTCTCTACATATTCATTAACTTTAATTGCTTTTTCAACCATTTCATTAGCTCTATCTGGATCATAATCCATATAAATTTCTTTCCAACCTCCTGTTAAGCTCCTTAAAATAAACAATCCTTTTTCTATTTTTTCTCCTTGATTAATTGCAAGATGCAAATAAAGATTAAGTTGGTGATAATATCCTTTGTAGAACCACTCACTACAATTTAGAAAATCTTCAGCTGTTTTTATTTTATCCATTAGATAATCATTCATGCTTTTAATTTCTAAAACGTAAACCTTGCCATCTATTAAAATTTTCCCATCTATTTTTCCTGTAATTTTATGCTCAGGCAATTGATATACTTGTTGTTGATGAATAATATCAAAGCCAGCCTGATATAAATCTATTAAAGTTTGTTTTTCAAAGATTTTTCCTATTTCAAATCTGCAAAGCTTATCAAAAGATATAGGGCTTTTTTGGTCCCAATGTAGTCTCTCACAAACTAAAAATTTCAAACAAGGATGCCCTAAAGTTGAAGCTCTATTAGAATGAACTGGATATAAGCCTGCTTGTTTGCTTGTTTTAATTTTTTCTACAATCATTTTTTAATCACCTCCTTTGTTTTGTTTCTTTTACCACCAATAACTGAAACTATTTGAGGTTTAAACAATTCTTTTATTTTTCTCTTTTCCTCCTCTGACACATCAATATAATCAAGATAAAATCCATTAAACCAAAACCGAACATCTGTATCATTTTTATATCTCTTCCTATCACCAAAAGTAATACATATCACATTATCCAAACACAAAATATCCTCATCCTCTCCAATCATAATAAAATTCTTCATCGTTTAATCCCCTCCTTGGTAGTTTTTCATAATTTCTTTAAAATTTTTTTTCAAAAAATATTCATCTAAATTGCTTAAATATGCATAATAAGGGACCAAATCTTTTGCCAGTTTTTCTGCACCTTTAGCAAGCAAAGTAGCTATTACGCAAGCATATATATTTTTAAGACGAAAAATTTTTTCTTCTAAACTTTTACCATCATAACCTAATGTTTTAAATTCTTTTGCTATTTTTTCTCTTATTTTTCTTCTGTCTAACTCATTGATTTTCATCTTAACTCACCTCCTTTTTAAATTCTACTTTTGTTTCAACATGTCCTACTTGTTTTACTACGTCTTCTATTTTTAAGCCTCTTAAACCTAACAAAGTTGAAACACCTCTTGAAATAAGATTGCTTCTTGCAGCTTTCATAATATCTGAAAGCTTAATTTGATGAGGAGGTATTTCTTGACCTTTTGCTCTGCTATAAAAAGGATCTCTTGATGATCTTACCCCTATCTCTTCTATAGTCTTGCCTCCCCAAGTGAAAGTTCCTTTATACATCACAACAAAATGACCATCTTTATCATATTTTATTTCTGGTTCTCCTATTTTATAAGAAATATCAAAGACAAGCATAAGCCTTTCAGCACCATAGCTTGTAAGATAGGCTCTTCCGCCAAAATTGACCCAGTCATATGGCTTAGTTAATTTCAGTATTAGCATTCTTTGTTTATTGATGAATTCCAGTCTTTTTTCAGCTTTTTCTATTGCTTCTATGAATAGGTCTTCCTCTTCTTCTATAACTGAGGGGACCGCTGAATGGGCTTCCCAAACCCCATTTTCAGAAGGTATCAGCTCTTTTTTCTCTTTTACTTCCTCCATCTTGCCTCCCTCCCTCTTTTTTTTGTCCTACTTAAAATATAACACATTTTTAAATTTTGTCAAGTAGGTCCTAAAAAGGAAGCTCATTTATAATTTCCTTGAAGGATTTCCCCTCAGACTTCATGGCTTCCGAAATCAATTGGTCCCTAAACTCTTCTGAGATCTTATCTAAATCAAGCTCATAACCAGAAACCACAAAACTCTGCCCTTGATACTTAATCCTTTTAACCTTGGCATCTCTCTTTTTAAAAAATCCACCCTTCATATATTCAACATTCGCTAAAAGAATTCCCTTCTCCTCCAATTTGTTAATAACAGTCCTAAAATCTACCTTTGCCTCCTCACAAAATTTCCTCAAAACTTCAGTCCTTACAAATATCTTATTTTTATCCGCATCTATACACCCAAAAATTTGCCCCGACGTAGGCTCCCTATTAGCAGTCAATCCCGTTATAATAAAATTGGGAGCATATTTCAAAATAAATTCAGAAAGATGATTTATTAGCTTAGTAAAATGAATGTCTATTCTTTCGAACTGCTCATAAAGAATATCTACCACAATCTTATAGGTCCTTTCAAATTCGGCATCTGAAAGATTGTAAAAAGTCTTTAAAAAAGCTAAAGTCTTCTCTATAACCTCACAAAAATTAAAAACTACAAGATCTTGAGGTAATTCCATTCTATCTTGAAAATCCTGATTTTCTTCTAACCATTTGATCCAATCAAAACCCACCCCTTGCATCTTCGTAAAAGTCCTAACTAAATCAGGTCTCACATACATTTCTGTATAATCCGACCATTTGCTAACAGGTATTATAATTACTCTTCTTTCTGCTCCCCTTCTTTCAAATTCAGGATCTTTTTCTCCTGTGATAAAAATAACTGAATACAACTTCCCCACATCAACGCTTAATTTTTTAGTTCCTCTTAGTTTTCCAACTCCTGAAGCTATAAGAAATACTATTTCTTGCAATGTTTTATCTTTAGCAAAAGTGGTTTCATCAAATAAAACAGGCAAATTCTTAAATCTTCTTAAATATAATTCCATTCCTGTAACTGTTGCTTCAAGTGTTAGAGAAGAATTAGCATCATAAAATAAAGAAATTACAAATTGAGAAGTGGTAGTTTTTCCTACCCCTCTTGGTCCTACATCAAAAACAGAAAAGCCAGAAACCCTTGGACTTAAAAATAAACTACAAGCACCAAATACAATTTTAGCAGCCAAGACCTTCCCTTCAATCAGTAAATTCCTAACCATTTCATGCTGTTTCTCCGCATCGCTATACCAAAACAGCTGACTTAAGTCTTTTTCTAAATAGCAAAAAACGTTATGCTTCAACAAATAAGAATTATTTAAAGGATGAATAAAAATCTTTTTGTTTTCAGTTAACTCAAGCCATCCCATCTCAGAATAAAATTTTTTTTCTCTTTTCTCTCCAATTAAAGCATTCCACAAATAATCTAAATTTTTATAGTCAAGAATAGGCTTCCCTAAAAAATTCTTTAAATTGATTGTATCTAAATCTATTTCTCCTTCCCTTTTCGTCTCTAAATTGTAAGCTATAAAAATAGGTCTTTGGTTTTTATGATCAAATCCTCTCTCTTTTATTAAAAAACCTACACAAACCGGCTTTAAAATTTTTCCTGTTTTAGCTTCTTCTTTAGCACCTCTTTTTTTCGAATTTACTGATGACATCACATACCAATAATTATTAATCAAAGCAAAAGTTTTATTCCAAATTTTGACTATCTTTTTAGCCTCAGATAAAGCCTCCTCGGTAAGAGCCGGTATCTCCTCTCTATCTACTACCTTATACTTTAAAGGTCTTAAAATTCTTGCTATTTCCTCTAAAGTTTCAGCATCAACAACCCTTTCAGCTAATATGCTTATCCCTGCTATCTCATCTAATCTTTTATCATAAGTCCCATCTATAGCTGTTAGCCTCTGCTTCTCATTGTCATCATCATTCATTCCATAATACAATTCCTTCATTAAAATCTCTTTAGTTATCTCTTTCGATATACCAAGTTTCCTTGCTATCCCTGCTAAACCAAGCCATATGTTCTGCCTATTCCCTTCATAATAAAAATTCTTGCAAATCTCTACTACTTTTAAAAACTTCTCTATATTCTCCCTTTCCTCCTCTTCACTTACCTTTACTTCCTCAATTTTCTTGTAAATCTTCTCACTCGAAATAGTCCTACCAGCCTTCCTATAAGCCTTCTCAATTATAGCTTTCAAAGTCTCATAATCCATCAAAGATATCTGAAGCCTGTTCCTAACAGGATCATACCCATCTATAAAAACATATTTATGATACTCCCCCTTGTTTCTTATTTCAGAAGGTGGTGCCACCACATATTTATTACCAAAAAGAATATCTACCTTAAAAACACCTTCAGCATCTTGAATAGTAAAAGACTTCCTCTGTTCAGGCTTCGCATCATAAATACAATACCAATAATGATGCCCTCTCCTCGTCTTCACAACAACTGTTGGTATATACTCCTCTAAACTCTCAAACCATTCTATCGCCTCTTTCGTGTCACAATCAATTACACAAAAATTCTCAAACCCAGTTACTATCCCTATATTCCCGTAATGAGTTTCCCAATTATAATGAAAATCCTGACCCTCATAAACTTGAGCTAACTTTAAACCCTCAACAGGAACCTTTGACCCTACTGCAAGAGGAATTACCTTAAGATTAAGCCTTTGATAAAGTGAAAAAAAAACCTTTAACTCTCTTTTGACAAATTTTGAAGACATAAATTAGCTTCTCAGCCTTTCTAAATCTTTTCCTTAACTTGATCTTTTTAACTTGTTCTCTCTTAAAATATACCAAATGCCTTGCTTTATGAGGTGTGAAACTGAAAGACCAGTGATCCTACTTATTTTTTTGAGCCGTAAATAATCCTCTTTTTTAATCGTGGTCCCTAACTTGACATCTAAAACACTTCTACGCCCTTCCTTCATCTTCCTCTCCTAAAATTTCTTTGTAATTTTCATAAATCTTATCTATCGCCATTTGTATCAATTTAGCTAACGAAATCTCATTTGTTTGACAAAAATCAACTATTTCTTTTTGTAAATCAGTAGAAGCTCTAAATATCACTGTCCTTGTTCCCCTTGTTCCTTTTGTTTTCCTTTCCTCGGTCTCCATTTTTTAACCCTCCTCCTGTTTAATATAAAAATAACATATTCCAAAAAAAAGTCAAGGGGGGATCACCCCCCTTCGACCTAATTCATAAAAATGTTTAATTTCATATCTTGCCACATATCATGCATTTCCTCTAATATTTCTTCGTTGTCAAATATAAATTTAATTATCACAGACCTTACCGCATCCACTCCTTGGACGTCTTTAAATTTTTTGAAAAACCTTATCGCTGCATCTTCAATATCTTTCACTATTTCTGATAGCTTCACAGGTGGAAGATTTTTTCCTTCATGTTTTCCGCTCATTTCAAATAAAATAAAATACCACATATCCTTTAACATTGATTTAGTTAAAAACCTGAAAAAAATAAACCTCAACGTAAAAGCTATCCTCTCTTCCAAAGTTACATTTTCATCCCCCATTTGCTTCTTTTTCTCTAAATAGTCAACTATGCCATAAAAACAAGCATGAGCAAGACTTTCAGAGGCATGCTCGTATGGTAGCTTCGAAAGAATTTTAACTACCTTATCAAAATCAAACTGGTTCGCTATTAGCTCAATAAAATTAACCATCTCTACTCACCTCCCCTCGTTTTCTCGTTAATTGGCTCTTATGTCAAAAAAAGATTTAATAGCCTTTATTGCTTGCTCAAAATAATACCTCAAATATCCTTTTTCCTCGATTTCTTTCATTTTCTTATAATCTTCCTCGCCTAACACTTCCCTAAGCTTTATTTCCTCGAGCTCTATTTGGTCAGCTAACAAATAATCTAAAAAATGGTTCCCTATCATCTGAGCTACATAAAAACTCATATAAAGCCTGTTTTCATCGCTATGAAATTTCCATAAGATTTTCTCGTTTATGTCTTTACTTATTTTTTCGATCTCGGCTTTATGTGATTTTAACAATTTATCGATCTTATCTTCAAGCTTTCTTATGCATATTGCGCATTCGTCATAAAAAACCATCATCATTTGCGCACCTCCTTTTTTCGTTTTCTATAAAAATTAATACATTTCAAGAAATGGTCAAGCTTCCAAGCCTCGGCTCTAAGAAAAAGGACAAGGAACAAGGAACAAGGAACAAAGGACAAGGGACAAAGGACAAAGGACAAGGAGGAAAAGATCTTTAAAATTTTTTTTGAAAGACTACTTGACAAATTTTAAAAATGTATTATATTGATTAAAAAACCAAAAAGGAGGTGTAACCATGCTTAAAGAATTGTTAAAAGACCTTATAGAGTTAATAGAAAAGATAGAAAAAATACAAGAACCAAATACTGAAAATACCAGCAATACTGAGGAAATACTACCAAATATTGAAGAAATAGAAGGAATAGAAGGCAAAGCAAGCTCTGGATAGATAAGAAATAACAAGGGGGAGGAGGCTTTATTGCCTCTTCCCCCTTTTTTATTTGAGGGGGAATGGTTATAGGACCATTCCCCCTTTTTTTTCACCATTCACCAAAGGAGGTAAAAATGGAAAAAGAAACCATTCAACAAATAATAGATAAAGAGATACAATTTTTCCAAAATATCATCGAAATAAGAAAAGAAATTTTAAACGAAATATATCAATATTTGCTAAACATCGCAAAATACAAAGAAAAAATAAAAATAAAAAGTCAAGCTTCTATAAATGAATATTGCTTTTTGCTTGAATATGAAACTTTCGATATATTAGCACATAAAACTAAAATGACAATATCTGAAATAGAATGTGGCAAAGAAGAATATACATTAAGCGAACTATACGAAAAAAGAATAATCACCATAAAAAGAATAAAAACAAATAAGAAAAATTTCCCAAAAATCATAAAAGCAATTTATAACATGTATTATAAAAACAATAACAACAATAAAAAGCTTTTT